CGGCGCGCTACGCGACCGTCCTGGACGCGATCGGCACCATCCGCGCCACCTACAGCCGGGGGGCGGAGCAGAGCGAGCAGGAGGCCATGGAGGCGCTTTGCAACGTCGACGTCCTGGCGCTCGACGAGGTGGGGCGACAGACCGACACCGGCCACGAGCGCGAGATGCTGTTCCGCATCCTGGACGGGCGCTATCGAGACATGCGGCCGACGGTGCTGGTCTCGAACCTGAACCGCGACAAGCTGAGCGAGTTCCTGGGGCCGGCGATCGTGGACCGGACGCGCGAGGCCGGCGGGCGGTGGCTGGTGCTGGACTGGGCGAGCCAGCGGAACCAGCGGCCGCGCGCCGCGGCGAGCGAGGAGGTGGCCCGTGTTTGAGCGGCTCCCGATCGGCACGGCTGTCGAGTTCACCATCCCGCATCCGGTGGCCAGCAAGAAGAACCGCCGGAAGTGGATCAAGCGCGGGCGGCGCAAGTTCCTGGTGCCGAGCGACGAGGCGATGCACGACGCCATTGAAATTGCCTGTCGGGCGCGGGTGATGGCGAACGGCGTCGAGTTCCACGCCGACGATGCGCTCAGCTTGACGTACGAGCACTTGCTGATGACCGGTGAGGTGCGAATCCGTGTCGAGAAAGTGGGAGAGCTGCCTCTGCGCGGCCCGCGCGGCACGCGCCGGGACGCTCACGGGATGCTGGAGACCATTGCCGACGCGCTGCAGGGCGTGCTCTACCCGAACGACAGCGCCATCGACGCCTTTGGCGGCCGGAGGGTCAGGTAATGGGAAGCCTGCGCTTGCAGATCAGCGAACAGCAGATTCGGGAGGTCTACGAGACTGACGAGAAGCTGGAATCGGCCGCGCTGCGCCTGGGCTGCAGCGTCGGCACTCTGCACTACAGGTTCGACTTGCTCGGCCTGCCGAGGAAGTGCTCTGCTCGAGGTCGACGCCTGGCACAGGAGGTCAGGCAGCAATTGCTTGCGGCCGCCAACAGCAAGGAGCCAGCTTGCGACGTCGCTCGACGGTTTGGCGTGCACCCGACTACGGTCGGGAACCTGCGCCGTCGCATCGTCGGGTCCACACGCCGGCGCTACCGCTACGACATCGAGAAGCTGCGCCGCGCCTGTCAGATTGGGATGACCCTGGCCGAGATCGCCGGCCAGATGGGGTTACCAAGCGACACGGTGCGTAACGCGCTGAAGCGGTTCGGGCTGCGTTACCGGCGGACCAACAACCGCAAGCCTATCGACCGCGCTTCGTTCGTGAGGGACTTCCGCGCTGGCTTGACGTTGACGGAGATGGCGCAGCGGCACGGCTTCAGCAGCCCTTCTGCTGTCAGGTCGCGCCTGCAGACCGAGGGGCTGTTGCCGCGGGCCAAGGCGGGCGCGTGACCTGCCCACACTGCCGGATGCACTGGATCGACTGCCCCCACCCCGAGGCTTGTGCTCTGTGCAGCTGCGACTACTGCGAGGGGCGGCGCCAGCGCCGGCTACTGCTGAGCCGCGGCGCGGCTGGCAGCGATGGCGGCCTCGACGCGAGACGGCGAGACCCGCAGGGCTGCAGCGAGGGCCAGCAGCGTGGCGCGGCGGGGGCGATCGACACGGCCGGCCAGCAGGTCAGCCAGGGCGCGGGCGCTGATCCCGGCCCGGTCGGCGAAGTCGTTGTTGCTGGCGCCGACGCGGCGAGCCAGGAGCAGTTCGCGAAAGGTCTCGGCAGTCATGCCCCACACGATAGGCAGAACTGCGCAAAGTTTCCATATGCTGCACTTGACATCGTGTGCAGTTCTGCCTACAACTGCGCGAGTAACGACCCGGCCGCCGCCGCGCTTGGCAGTTCGATGGCGACCGGGTCAGAGCCAACCCCGAGGAGTCAGCAGATGGAAGCTACCGTTCCGTTCCGTCCCGAGCAATCGACCGATCTGCTGGGAGAGTCGATCGCGCCGGTCCTGTCCGAGTTCGAGCAGCGCCGGGCGCAGCGAGAGGCCGCCCGCGCCGCCGAGATGGTGCGCGATCTGACGCACCTGAGCATCGACGAGCAGCAGGAGTCGCTTGCCGTCGTGGTCACGTTCGGCGCCGGCCCGATCGTCCACTGGCAGGGCTGCTGCCTGGAGCTGTCGGAGGACGGCGACGAGGAGATCGTCGCGGTCGGCATCGGCGACGGCGGCGAGTTCTTGGCCCGTTACGGGGCTCCGGTCACGCACGCTCGTGCGGAGGAGATCGCGCGAGCTGCCGACCAGACCCGCTGCCGCAGCCTGATCGTGGCATGTGGCCGGGCGCAGCAGGATTGGAACCGGCGGGAGTTCGGCGACCGTTGTGACCGGGAGGCCTACTGATGGCCGTTTCCCTGAGTGTCCTGGTGATGCAGGCGCAGCACGCGATCGAGCTGGTGCGGCAGCTGGAGATGGACATCGCGGCATCGCCGCGGGTCCGCGCCTCGGCGCACCTGGAAATCGCCGAGCATCTGACGCTCGCCGCGGCGGTGCTGCTGGAGCGAGCGGTGGGCCATCTGCGTTGCGCCGTGCACGAGACGTCTGTGGCGCCGTGCGTGCTGACGGCTGCAGACCGAGCCGCCGCAAACCGAGCCGAAGAGCGGGAGGCGTCCGCCCGTGAGGTGCAGCGATGAGCGCGACAGCCCTCCCCGAGATCGACCGGACCAAGACCATCGGCGGCAGCGACGTTGCTGCCATCCTGGGCATCAGCCCGTTCCGCACGCGCTTGGACGTGTGGCGCGAGAAGCTGCTTGGCCAGCGCGACGCAATCGACACGCCAGGCACCCGCGCCGGCACGAGGTTCGAGCCGCACGTTCTGGCGGCCTACGCCGCGCAGCTGCCGGCCGGTTCGGTCGTCGAGAAGCCCGAGCCCACCATCCGCGGCCACCTGCGAGCATCGCCCGACGGCATTGCCACGGTGGGCGGCTGGCGGCGATTGGTCGAGGTCAAGACGACCGTGTTCGCGCAGGACTGGGGAGCCGCCGATTCCGACGAGGTGCCACTGCACTACGCCGTGCAGGGCATGTGGTACATGGAGCTGCTCGAGCTCGAGGAAGCGGACTTCCCGGTGCTGCTGTGGCCGTACGAGATGCGCGACCTGCTGGGGCTCTCTCCGGCGGAGGTCGTTGCCGCTTGCGAGCTGCGCACGCTGCACCTGTCCTACTCGCCCTCGATGGCTCGCATGCTGCGCGATCGCACCCAGGAGTTCTGGGAGCGCCACGTGCTCGCTGAGGCGCCGCCGCCGGCGGTGGACCTGGAGGACGCCAAGCGCCTGGTGTGGACCGTGCGCGGCAAGGCGCTGCCGGCAGATGAGGAGCTGATCCGGCTCCTGATGCAGCGAGACGAGCTAAAGGCTGCTGCCAAGCAGCTTGAGCAGCAGATCGAGGCCAACGAGTTCGCCTTGCGCCAGCGCGTCGGCGACGCCGAGGCCGTTGTTCACCCGACCACCAGGCAGCCGCTCGTCACGCTGAACGTGACCGAGCGCGCCGCCTACGTCGCCAACGTGAAGGCGACGAGCTTTCGAACCATCCGCACGACCAAGCACTGGAAGGAGATGCAGAAGTGACTGAGACCGCCATCGTGCCTGCCGCCAACAAGCCGCAGGCTCTCGCCACCCGTCCGAAGGCCGACATGCTTCAGTTCGCCACGATCGCCGAAGTGATGCGATTCGCCGAGCTGATCCAGCGCGCCGAGGGCGCCATCCCGAAGCACTGCCTGGGCAACCCTGGGAAGATCCTCGCCACCGTCATGGCCGGCCACGAGCTGGGCGTCGGGCCGATGGCGTCCCTGCGCGCCTTTCACGTCGTCGAGGGCAAGCCGACCGCCGACTACTCGTTTTGGGTGGCCCGCCTCAAGGCGGCCGGCTACCGCGTCGAGTGGCCAGAGCGCAGCATGGAGCGCGTCACACTCAAGCTGACCGCGCCCGACGGCAGCAGCGCCATCGAGACGTGGGACAAGGCGCGGGCGATCACGGCCGGCCTGTGGGGCCGCAACGGACCGTGGAAGAACCACCCGCAGACGATGCTTTCCGCCCGCTGCGTCACGAGCCTGGGCCGTGCGTTTGCCGGCGAGGTCATGTTCGGCTGCTACGAGCACGACGAAGCCGAGGAGATCATCAAGGAGGCGACGCTCGTGGAAGCCGAGGGCGGGGCGCCGAAGGCTGGCAGCGTCGTGGAGAGGGTGGCGGCGGTCGTCGGCACCGCCGTGGACGCCGAGGCCAAGGCGATCGAGTCGCGAGCCAAGGAGTGCGCGGACATGGCGAAGGCGCTCGGCCTGAGCCGTGACGACGTGTTCGGCCTGATGGAAGAACTGCACATTCCGAAGGCGCGAATCAGCGAGCTGTCGCGGGCGCAGCTGGACCTGCTTGCGGAGCGGCTGGATGCGGAAGCGAGCCGCCGCACGACGGGCGCCGAAGCGGAGCGCGAGCCGGGGAGCGATGACGCATGAGCGCCGAGCCCATGCTGCCGACGGTCGTCATAAGCGATGACCGTCTTGTGTGCCCTGGATGCGAGAGCAGACAAAGCTTTCTGCACCATCAAGAGGTCCGGATCTTCGACCGCACTGGCGGGGAAGACTCCGACGGCGTCTGTATGAACTACCGCGGGCATGCCGACATGCAGGTTCGGCCCGTTGGCAGCGCGGCCATGCCGGGCCGCAGGCACTCGATCGAGATCGACCTATCCTGCGAGCAGTGTGGCGGCAACGAAACGAAGCCGTTCGCCACCCTTCGCATCATGCAGCACAAGGGCGCGACGCTGATGAAGTGGGTGAAGGTGGCGGAG